TAGGCAGGCTCCACCTCCGTTTTATCAGCGACTTGAAATGACAATAGATAAGACTAAAGGACTAGAGCAGGTTGCAAAACTCAAGCAAATAATTAGACCTCGCAATTTAGAAGGGGAATTTTGATGAACGGAGAAGAAATAATCCGCATGGCGAAAGAGGCGGGGCTTAATGATCCACATGCGGTAATTCATGCCTATTGTGAGCTTAAGCTAACAGACCATCTCGAACGCTTCGCTGCCCTTGTTGCAGATGCCGAACGTGAGAAGCTGGCCGCTTGGATGATGCGACAAGGCTACGCAACAGGTCACGGAGACACAGTGGAGGACTTGCTGAAAGAGCTTGAGTGGCAAATTGAAGAGCGCATAAGAAACGAGCGTGAGGCGTGTGCAAAGGTGTGTGATGGCATGGATCACAACGGGGTGATGATTGCCGCAGACTGCGCCGCCGCTATACGAGCAAGGGGAAACACATGAACACATATCCACGGGTTTATCTAACCTACCACGCTGACGGGAATGTAGGTATTGGGACTCCACCGGATGCGTCTGCGCCGCTGGTCATGGGTGAGCCTGTTGAGCACCTGCGCGTCAGCCATATGAGTAAGGGAACAGGTATGACAGACAAAGAAAAAGCCTACGCACTGCTAAGAAAGCTAGCAGATGAAACAACGTATGTGATGGTTCATCCCAACGAGCTAAGAGTTCTTCTTGACGATCTTGATCACATGAGGCTTAGGGTAAGGATCGCTAGGGAAGAACTTAGCGATGCTTGGCAGCTTTATAGAGGGGATATGGCATGAGCGAAAACAAAACAGCAAAGACACCAACGGATGACGGACATGTAGCGCATGTTTACCTGTTTGAGAAAACAGGCAGGCCAATGGTCGCATGGGATAACGCTAAAGACATAAAACTTGGAGACAAACTTTACGTTGCACCAAAACAATGGGTTGGGCTGACGGATGAGGAAATAAACAGCGTTTGTTATAAACGAGATTGGACTGCGCCTTGGACTAATACGACTTTTGCAAGAGCCATTGAAGCCAAGCTGCGGGAGAAGAACACATGAAGATTATTTTGATACCGCTGGTTTGGCTGATGCTTCCGGTTGCTTTCATTGTGGTTGCTTTTGAAGTCGCCAAAGCCGTAGTAGAAGATAAGGTTGAAGCCAAGCTAAAGGAGAAGAATCAGTGGTAAATATCGTAACAGGACTACGACTGAAAGAATCAAGTTAAAGGGGCGCAATCAATGAGTCACAATATGAAAGATTCTTTTGAGTGTCCAAGGTGCGGACATTGTTGCGCTGTTGATGAATGGGAGGTTCAAGACAACGTAAACCATCCTAAACACTACACATCACACCCGTCTGGCGTAGAGTGCATTGAGATTACGGAGCATATGAACTTCTGCTTGGGCAACGCCGTGAAATACATTTGGAGAGCGAGCCTTAAAGGTAAAGAGGTCGAAGATCTCAAAAAGGCTATTTGGTACTTAGAAAGAGAGATAGCGAGGATAGGATGACTGACGAACAAAAGAAGATTCTGACTTACCTGAAAAAACGTAAGACACCTGCTGACCTGAAGTCAGTGAGGCTACAGACAAAGATCGACAAACAAACGACGGTGAACTGCCTAAACGCTCTGCTCAAAAAAGGCTGCATCAAAACATCGTTTAGGATAGACCCGTTTACCAAGGAAAGGGTCTGGGAGTGGGTCAAGGACGAGTACGAGGTTAAGAAGGTGTCCAGGCCGAAGAAGAAGTTTAAGCCTGTCTTGGCTAAACAAGAAGAAGGCGTGGACATTAGTTTCTTTAATAATCCGTTTAATTTGAGGGTCGCGTGAATGAGTTGGCTCTTTTCGCGGGCTCTGGCGGAGGCTTGCTTGCCACGCAAATGCTTGGATTTACAACCGTCTGCGCTGTCGAGTTGGATTGGTACTGCCGATGCGTTCTCACACAGCGACAAAATGACGGATGCTTTAGAACCCCATTCCCGATATGGGATGACATTCGTACCTTTGACGGCAAACCGTGGCGCGGCATTGTTGATGTCGTCACTGGAGGATTTCCTTGTCAGGCTTACAGCAACGCCGCAGCAGGAAAAAACACAGCCGATGATCTTTGGCCAGAAATGCGACGAATCGTGGCAGATGTCGCTCCCTGGTACGTCTTTGCCGAAAACGTCAGCCGAGTTGCAATCGACCAAGCGGCGGACGACCTTGAGCAGATGGGTTACAAAACCAAAGCAATTCCCCTTAGCGCGGCAGACTTGGGTGCAGACCACATACGGGAAAGATATTGGTTACTTGCATACCCCGACAACGAAAGCAAACTATTGCGCCGATTCCATGCAGAAGTGGGCTTCTTGCAGAGCATGGAAACAAGTGTTTGGTCGAGCGACCCCAGAGATTCACGAATATATGATGGGATGGCCTACAGGATGGAGCGATATAAAGCCACTGGAAACGGGCAAGTTCCAGCAGTGGCAGCAACAGCATGGAAATTATTAATAGAGGAGATGCAATGAATCTAAACGAAGCAGCAGCTTTGAGTGCCGCAAAAGATGTTATCGAGCAAGCACAAACAACAAGTGCGCTAGAGCAACGAGCACTAGCAATTGTCAACCTTTCCATAGATCTTCATAAGAGGGCGATAGACCTTCGCCTGCAAGCAGAAGAAATTTTGAAGGAGATTAGATTCCAATGATTGAGGGCATACTTTTAGGTTTTAGTCTTGGGTGGTTCTGCCATATCATTTTTGACTTTTACAGGGTAAAATAATGGCAAGCTCCTTCCTCTCCCTCGCCCGACTCTGTGTTGGGCATTTTTTTGTATGAAAGCAGCCGTTTTTAGCGCGATTTTCGGGTCGCATGACCCACTACATTACGCGGTCAAACAAAGCGTTCCTACGGACTTCTACGTGATCCTGGACACCATTCCTGACACACAGGGATGGAAGCAGTTAGTCATCCATCCAAAAAGAGAAGCGAGACTAGAGGCTCGGTACTACAAGACCCACATAAACGAGTACTTCCCAGACGAGGACTATGTGATCTGGGTAGACGGGTCGATCAGGATTACAAGCCCCGACTTTGTGAAGTACATGATTTCTCAGGCCGGAGATACGCTTGCAGCCTTTCAGCATCCCTGGAGGAACTGTATTTATGATGAGGCCGAAGAGTCATGGAACATGAAGAAATACGTCAACCAACCCATTCGAGAACAGGTTGAGCACTACCGGCAGATGGGCTGGCCGGAGCAGGCAGGACAGATCGCAACGGGGGTTATGTGTTGGAATGGGGGTTACCTTCGCTCAGACACCGTAGGGAAGTTTCTTGACCACTGGTGGCATGAGATCAAAGAATGGTCTGTTCACGATCAATTGTCGTTTCCTGTCTTAGCTGAGTTAAGCGGGATTGTGGTTAACGGTTGCGATAAACCATTGATGGATAACGAATATTTTAAGGTGGTTGCAGGCCACAGAATGGAGGGGTATGAGAAAGTGTCCGATACTGATATGTACGGTAGGGAGTCCAAGTCTTGAAATCACGTTGTCGTCAATCCGTCTATACGCCAAAGATGCGCCTATATATCTGTCGAGTCGGGCCGAGACAATGGACGCACGAATTTACAAGTGGGTACTCAACTCGTCGGGTAATTTTGGTGATGCCTACAACCGGATCATGGACGACGCATTCCAACATCACAATGCAGTCATCATCGCCAACGACGACATCTGTTTAACGCCAGATTCCTACAGACTTTTGCTTGAGGATGCAGATCATCTACAAAGGGCAGGGCATAAGATCGGTGTTTTAGGGGCGAGGTCGGATTACATCTTGGAGGCCCAGAACATTCGGTTTGAAGGTGGTGCAAGACACGGCTTAAAGTGGGCAGAAGAACAGACAATCAAAGAAACAAGTGTCATTGCGCCGATCTTTGCTTACATCACGAAGGAAGCCTTCCAAACGGTCAGGTTTCCTCCGATCAACTGGTTTTCAGACAACGTATTTTGTCATACACTTACGGTATTGGACTTTAAGCATTTTGTTTCAAGGAGTTACGTCCACCACGCAGGCAGTCAAAGTGTGGGCAAGGACGACTCTAAGAACATCAAGGAGGCAGCAGCATGGATGTGGGCAAACGAACCAGGGATAGCAAAGCATTACCGTCTCCCTACAGAATGAAAGTGCCTCCTGTACCTATCCGTTACGACCGGAAAGTAGGCATTCCTTTACAACCCAAGGAAAAGAAATGAAAGGCTTACTTTCTCCCAAAGTGATGATCGTCGTTAAACAAAACGGCGAGGACGAAGAGTATTCAGACTGTCCGGTTGCGACACAAGACATCGAGGTTAACCTCAAGAACCGTCAGAAAGCGATAGACAAGGCTCAATATGGGCCTATGAACCCTAACGAGCCTAACAGTCAGTATTGGCGCGATATGGGTGCTAAGTGGCGTGTTTCTGGTGAGCAAGCCAAGAAGTCGCGTTGTGGGAACTGCGCTGCCTTCAACCAAAAGCAGTCCATGCTCGACTGTATTGAGAAGGGTTTGGGCGAGGAAGATGATTGGTCGGCGGTCGATGCTGGCGATCTTGGTTTTTGCGAAATCTTTGACTTTAAGTGCGCTGCGCTGAGAACTTGTGCGGCGTGGGTTACTGGCGGGCCTATCACAGACGAGGAAAGCGATGAAGAAAGCGATATGGGAGAAGGCGAGACCGAAGAAGCTGGGGAAGAGTGAACCTCTTTCTAAGTCTGAGAAGAAGTCTGCTAAGGCTATGGCCGCATCTGCTGGCAGACCCTACCCGAATCTTGTGGATAACATGAGAGCAGCGAGGAAGAAATGAAAAAGACCAAGGCTGAGAAAAAGATCAGTAAGGTTTACAACGAGTTCAAGGCTGGCAAGCTACATTCAGGCAAAGGTGGCCCGATTGTAAAAAGTCCTGCCCAGGCTCGTGCAATTGCGCTTTCTGAAGCCGGTGTAAAGAAAAAGAAATGACTGCCGCTTGGACTAGGAAAGAGGGTAAGAACGCTAAGGGTGGCTTGAACGAGAAGGGCCGGAAGTCTTACGAGGCTGCGAATCCTGGGTCTAACCTAAAGGCTCCTGTTAAGAGCGGAGATAACCCGCGCAGAGCGTCTTTTCTAGCGAGAATGGGTAACATGCCAGGGCCAGAGCGTAAACCTGATGGTAGCCCTACTAGACTGCTTCTCAGTCTAAAGGCATGGGGTGCAAGTAGTAAGGAAGATGCAAGAGCGAAAGCAAAGGCAATTTCGGCAAGGAACAAGAAGTGAAGCGCAGAAAGGGTCTGCTAGACGAAGAGAAGTTCCTGCCTCCGCTGCCGGAGCAGTTACCGAGAGGCGTAAGTTCGCTTCCAGGGTACGGACAGACTAGTCCTGTAGCGCAAGGTCTACTGGGGTTTACAGGTAGGAACCCGACGTATTCGGTGATGAGTCCAGAAGCACAACAGATGTCTGATGCTTACAGACTAGGTGAGCAGGCAAGTGTTGCTAGTCAGTTGTATGGGTCTGTACTTCCTTTTGCGGCAGCGTCAACAATGGCAAGCGCACAGCGAGCAGGAAGTTTGTTAAGTCCCCTGACTGTGTTTCATGGTTCGCCACATAAGTTCAGTAAGTTTGACGCAAGCAAGATTGGAACAGGTGAGGGCGCACAGGCTTACGGGCATGGGTTGTACTTTGCGGAATCTAAGGATGTCGCTAAGTCTTATGAAAACGCGCTTAGCCAAAAGAAGAATATTGCCGTTTTTAGAGGTGATGATGGGTATTACGTCCGCGAAGGATTGGGTGATACGGGTAAAAACCTAGCTGGCCCTTTTAGAACTGGTTCTGAAGCAGAGCAAGCAAGAAAGGCTTTACCGCAAAACCAAGGATCTCTCTACACAGTAGACCTACCAGACGAACAAATAGCAAAGATGTTGGATTGGGATAAGCCGCTGAGTGAGCAGCACCCGGATGTGCAGGCTGCATTGGCAAATACAAAGAACAAGCAACTGCAATCAATTGTTGAATACGCATCAACGCCATACAGTACACCTGGGCTTGAAGGAGAAACAAAAACAATGGGCGAAGCAATAAAGCTGCTTGGCATGAACACATCTCCAGCAAAAGCCTCTGCGCTTCTCAACAAAGCAGGCATCCCCGGCATTCGCTACTTAGACCAAGGCTCAAGAGGCAAAGGTGGCACAAGTAACTTTGTCGTATTTCCAGGCGAAGAAAGTAAACTAAGGATCATGGAAGTAAACGGAAAACCTGTAGTCATAGACGAAGAAGAGCTAAGGCGATCAGGATTACTAGGTGTTGCACAGTAACAACATATGAACAACAAACTATTGGAAGATGGTGAAAGAAAGCTACCTCCTGCTGCTGGCATGGGCAGGGCTAAGGGAGTGCCTAACAAGAGCACTGCTGCGGTGAGAGAAGCTATCGCTAAGATGGCGGAACTAAACGCACCAAGGTTTTCTAATTGGCTAGACCAAGTAGCCGCAAAAAGCCCAGAAAAGGCTTGTGATATTTATCTGAGGGCTATCGAATACCATATACCTAAGCTAGCAAGGACAGAGGTAACGGGAACTGACGGGCAACCAGTTGCTTTGCAAGTGACATGGGCGCAACCAGAATAATCATTCCGTATGCACCGCGAGCGCAACAGCTACAGATACACCATGCGCTTGCAGACAAGCGATTCGGAGTTGTTGTTGCTCACCGGAGATGCGGAAAGTCGGTTTCTGCGGTCAACCACATCATCAAGTCCGCAATAGAGAATCAAAGGGAGGCTCCAAGATATGCGTTTATTGGGCCTACCTACTCTCAGACCAAACGAGTTATCTGGGATTACCTCCTCAAGTTTACCGAGCCCCTTAACGCCACCGCGAATATTGCAGAACTTAGGGTTGATTTCTGGGGCAGACGCATCCAACTTGCGGGGTCTGATAACCCAGACTCTCTTAGAGGACAGTATTTTGACGGCGTTGTATTCGACGAATTCGGCGACCAGAACCCTAAAATTTGGTCGGAGGTGGTTCGTCCGGCCTTATCGGACAGAATGGGATGGGCGTTGTTCCTCGGAACCCCAAAGGGAAACAACCACTTCAAAAGTCTAAGAGACCATGCGTCAGAGCATAACGATTGGGCCTTGCTTGAGTTCCGAGCGTCCGAGACAGGTCTTATCCCTCAAGCTGAACTCGATGCAGCCAAGTCCGAGATGGGAGATGACAAGTACCTACAGGAGTTTGAGTGTTCCTTTGACTCAGCAATCGAAGGAAGTTACTACGGGCAACTTCTCAATGAGCTACCGTCTGAGCGATTCCATGACATCCCCGTAGACGGTTTAGCTAAGACTTATGCAGCCTGGGATCTAGGCATAGGCGACTCCACTGCAATCTGGGTTTGTCAGAGAGTTGGATTAGAGACACGACTCATCGACTTTGTAGAGAACCACGGTCAAGGACTTGACTGGTATGTGAACTGGCTAAGAACGAATCACTACGAGTTAGCCGAGCAGTTACTTCCTCACGATGTGCAAGTAAGGGAATTAGGAACTGGTCGCTCAAGGATGGAACTCCTGCAAGAAGCAGGGTTAAACATCACGATTGTGCCGAGAATGAGTGTTGACGATGGGATACAAGCCGTGAGAAGGCTGATTCCTTATTGTTGGTTTGACTCTAAGACAAAGCGTGGAGTGGACGCGCTACGCAATTATCGGAGACAATACGACGATAAGCGTCAAGTTTATTGGGACAAACCTCTTCACGACTGGGCATCTCATGCTTCTGACGCATTTCGGTATTTAGCAATTGGTATGTCTGAGACAACATCTTGGTCAAAGCCTCTGAAACCTAACGTAAGCTGGGTGGTGTAATGGACGACGGTAGACTAAAAGCAATACTGCAAGGCGAAATCGACAACGCGATAGGCTTTCTTGAGACCGAGACGGTCGAGCAGCGCAAGAACGCGCTTACGGCCTACATGCGTGACCCCTACGGTAACGAGGTCGAGGGTCGCAGCCAGATTGTTACCGGTGAGGTTGCGGAAGCGGTAGACGGGATGCTCCCGCCTCTTATGCGTTTGTTCACATCTGCCGATCAGATTGGTGTATTCGAGCCTGTAGGCCCAGGCGATGAGCCTTTAGCAAAACAGGCAAGCGAGTACACGAACTGGGTGCTTATGAAGCAGAACCCAGGCATCTCGATCATGCACGACTGGTTTAAGGACGCGATCCTTCAAAAGGTCGGGATCATAAAAGCCTACTGGGATGACTCGATTTCGGTCACAAAGGAGCAGTACGCAAACCTGACAGACGATGAACTTGCCATGATCATGTCTGACGGGACGATGGAGATCGCTGCCCAAGAGACGATTGAGCAAGAGATTGACGGTCAAGTCATGCGTGTTCATAACGTCGCGCTGATGAAGCAAACCAAGTCAGGAAAGATCAAGATCGAGAATGTGCCGCCCGAAGAGTTCCTGATCTCAAAGGCAGGAAAGACTGTCAGGGACACACCTTTCGTTGCACATAGAAAGCTCATCACAAGGTCTGATCTGGTTGCGATGGGGTTTGATCCTGAGATCGTGATGAACCTTCCGGTTTACAACGACTTAGAGTTTTCTGCTGAGTACATCGCTCGATACAACCGTGATGAACAACCCTACATGGAGCCAAGCCTCGACAAGTCCATGCAGACGGTTGAGGTGTTTGAGTGCTACTTAAAGACAGATTACGACGGAGATGGGATTGCAGAACTCAGACGGGTTCACTTTTCTGGGAATGAAATCCTAAGCAACGAAGAAACTGACTATGTGCCGTTTTACACGCTCTGTCCTATTCCGATACCTCATCGCTTTTTTGGGGATTGTCCTGCTGATCGTACAGTCGATCTCCAGCTTATCAAGACTACTCTAACGAGGCAGATGCTTGATAACCTGTACCTACAGAACAATACTCGGATGGGTGCTGTGGAGGGTCAGGTTAATCTCGATGACCTCATGTCGGTGACTCCTGGTGGCGTAGTTAGGATGAAGAATCCCGCTGCACTTGTGCCGATTACGGTCAATCCTGTTGCTCAGCAGGTATTTCCTTTCATGGAGTACCTAGATTCAATCCAGGCTAAACGTACGGGCGTTACTGAGGCTTCCCAAGGGTTAGACCCCAACATCCTACAAAATGTGACTGCTGCGGCTATAGCGGCTCTTACGCAAGCCTCACAGGGCAAGATAGAACTCATTGCTAGGATATTTGCAGAAACAGGCGTAAAAGACTTATTCAAAGGGTTATTACATCTTTTATGCAAGTACCAGGACAAAGCAATTTTGATTCGGATGCGTGGGCAGTACGTCCAGTACGACCCGCGAGAGTGGTCGAACCAGTACGATGTATCAGTGAATGTCGGACTTGGCACAGGGAGCACGGAACAAAGGATGGCAATGCTCAGTATGGTTCTTGCGAAACAAGAGCAACTCATGCAGACGCTAGGCCCGAACAATCCTTTGGTGTCTGTCTCGCAATATCGTGCGACGCTCGGAAAGCTCGTTGAGGCTGCTGGCTTTGTAGACTCTGCTGAGTTCTTCAAGCCCGTTACACCTGAGATTGACGCAATGCTCGCACAACCTCAGCAACAAGGCCCAGATCCTGCTGTGCAGATGATGATGGCCCAAGCCCAAGCAGACATCGAGATTAAGCGTCAGAAAGCTATGGCAGACATCCAACTAGCGAGAGAGAAGGCTGTAGCCGAGTTAGAACTCAAGCGCATGGAGTTTGAGGCAGAGGCGCAGATGAAGGCTATGAAAGTAGGTGCTGGGATTACGTCTAACATTGAGATACCTGGGTAATCATGGATCTGAGCATATACGGTAGCCCAGAGGACTTTGCATGGGGTCTTGCGAATGACCCTAACTTTTTGAAAACCGCTGCAAGCTACGGGATTTCTTACGCAGACATCCTTAACTACATTGCACCTACTGTTGCACCTGCACCTACTCCTGCGCCAACACCAGAACCAACCGCTGCCCCGACACCAGAGCCAACTCCTGCGCCAACTCCTGCTCCAACACCTGCGCCTACATCCGCGCCAACCTACGAACCTCCTCCGACCTACACAGAACCTGAGCCTGTTTACTACGAGCCACCACCAAGGGCACCTTACAACGGGTATGACTTCAACTCGATTGTTAGCCAAACGCAGACAAGGGCTAACCAAGGCTTTACGCCGTCTGAGTTGTACAACTATGCAGTCTATTCGCTAGGCTTTACTGGCCCAGAAGCGCAGAGCATACTTGCTAGCGTATCCTTTCCCAAGACTGCGGAGCAAATCGAGGCTGAAAGACTTGCGGCAGAACGAGAGGCTCAACGTATAGAAGCAGAAAGACTCGCAGCAGAACAAGCGGTAAGAGACGCAGCGAGATTAGAGGCCGAGCGTCTAGCGGCGCAAGAAGCCGCAAGGCTAGAGGCAATCAGAGTAGAAAACGAGCGTATAGCCGAAGCACAGAGAGTCGAGGCAGCGCGTCTGGCAGCAGAGGAAGCAGCAAGGTTAGAGGCTGCGAGAGTAGAAGCCGCAAGAGTAGAGGCAGCAAGGTTAGAAGCGCAAAGGATTGAATCTGAGCGTATAGCCGCAGAAGAGGCTGCGAGAATTGCCGCAGAAGAGGCGGCGAAATTAGTTGTTACGCCTGCCCCAACTCCTGCTCCTACTGCTGCGCCTACACCGCAACCGACTATTGCTCCTACGTCAGCACCAACGGCTGCTCCAACGCCTGCGCCTACTTCCGCACCTACGCCAATCCCAACTGTCGCGCCTACTGCCGCGCCAACACCAGAACCAACGATTGCTCCTACTACTGCCCCTACTCCTGCACCAACATTACCTCCAGCGAGTCCTACCATGTTAGACGTAAACAGCGCAATATCTGCGTTCTATCAAACGTTTGGTAGACCGCCAACTGACACAGAGTTGACTAATTTTGAGAATT